GTAGCGCGGCTCAGGGTCAGGCTCGAGCAGGTATGCAGCCAAGTCGTCAATCTCTGACTGCTCATGCAGCAAACTGTTGGTGATCGTTACGGACTGCGTGAAGTATTGGGCGATGCTGGCGGCGTCGCTGTCGGTTGCGTTGTCGCCGTCTAACCCCTCTACGTACGCGCGGTTGACGACGTTGTCGGCGTCAAACTCGACTTGCAAATCCTCGTACTTAGCGCCTGTGCCGTCGTCGGTAAAACTGACGACAGGGCCGCTAGGCGTCGTGCCGATGCGCTCTTGGAACGTGATTGTGCCGTCACGCGCCACAAACAGCCGGCCCTGTTCTGCCTGGTTGATCTGTTGCAGGTACAGCAGCGTGTTAGTGCCTTGCGGAACTGTGTAGGCGGCTGCGTGACCCAGGTTGACCGTGCCTGTTGCGATGCTGCTCGTGCCGGTGTAGTCGACCTCTGGCAGTGCCAGCACCGTGTTGATGCGTGCGCCTGACGTTTGCGCCGTGACGTTCAGCTCGTCAAGCTGGGTCTGTGCGAGCTTGTAGAACTCGTCGGCGCATTGCACGTTGACAAGGTTCGGCCCTGCCATTTGGAACATGTAGTAGTACGACGTGACGATGCCGACAAACAGGAATTCGCCGTCGCGCGACAGGCGTATGCCGCGCATCGGTGCAAGCCCTGGCTGCGCGTTTGCCGTGTCGTAGTAGGGGCTGCTCGTGTCGTACGGCCCGAGGATGCCTGTTTGGTCGCGCATCGTAAACTGCATGACGCCAGCGCCGAATTGGTAGTCGGTTTTTTCGCGCCCGCGTTTGTAGACAACGTTGGTCACAAATTCTGTTATGTCGGCGTACGTGTTGCCGGTGCCGCCTAACGTGTATTCGGCGTTGTCAAGCACGCCTGTCGTCGGGTCGTCGAGCGTGAACGCGCCTGACTCAAACCCTGTGTCAAGCTCAAGCAGGTAGCTGCCTGACTGTACGACTGACGCAGCCATTAGGCAATCTCGAGTTGTAGCGGCCCAGATCGTCGGTTGTATTGAGTCAGCGCGTCAACAATCTTGTCGGCAAGCGTCGCCTCAGCAATCGCGGCGTTGACGACGACTGTGATGCCGCCAGTCATGCCGTCAAGCAGCATTTCGTTGCCTGGCGCCGCGCCAAAACCGCCGCCGCCGCCGCCGATAACACCTTCGTCAATGGGCAGAATGCCGACCATGCCCTCACCTAGCCCGATGCCTGCACCACCTCCTACACGACCGCCGCCACCGCCGCCGCCGCCCTTTACAGGTGGCACGACGGCGAGCGGCACGTCAGGCACTACCGGGCGCATGAGCGCACGCTCAAGCAGATCAGGCCCGGCTGTCGCGCCGCCGCCTGTGCCTACGGCTGCGCTGCTGCCGCCGCCGCCAATGCGTGGCAGCTCAAGCTTTGGAATGAACGGTATCTCGACGCCTGGCAACAGGTTTATGCCTTTGATAATCAGGTTCAGCATGTTGTTGAAGCTGTTGACGATGTTCTCAAACACGCCGATGACAAAGTTGCCCATAGCAATAAACGCCTCTTTGACACCGCCTGTCGTTTTGACCAGCAACATAAAGCCGGCGACCAGCGCTGCAACTGCAATAACGACCAGGCCGATTGGGTTGGCGGCCATTGCTATGTTCAGCAGTAGTTGCGCCGCCGTAATGACTTTTATTGCAGCGTTTGCAATCAGGATTGCGCCTGACAATGCACCTACGGCAAGAAGCAGGCCGGTCACAAAACCTGTGTTGTCTTTGACAAACATTGCCAGCTGCTGCAGCTTGGGCAGCAAACGCTCGAGTATCGGCAGGAACGCTGCGCCGATTGACTCCTTTGTTTCGCTGATGGTGATTGACAGGCGCTTCATTTGACCTTCAGCGCTGTTAGCCGCAATGCTCGCGGCGCCACCCATTGACGACGACAAGATTTGCATCACCTCATCGAGCGACGCGCCCTCTTTGATCGTCTCGCGTACTGCCGGCACAAGGTTGCCGAGCGCCTTCGTGTTGCCGACTGCTGCCTTGCTCATTGCGTCGGTGACGGTCGCCAGGTCTGTGCCGGTCGCAGCCGACACGTCAAGCGCAGTGTTCAGCAACTCTTGGCTGTATTCAAGGTGCCCGGTTGTTTGCACGAGCTGCGCCAGGGCAGGCCGTAGCTCATCGTCGGCTACGGCTGCGCTCATCATCGTCGCCTCAATAAACGCCTCTGCGCCGGCTACGGCTGCCTTGCCTTGCAACGTGTTCTGCTCGATTGCCTGCGCCAACAGCAGCTGCGCCTTCTGATCTTCGACTGCCGCCTTTGTCATGTCGGTGATGGCGACCGCGACACCTGCTAGCGCGGCAGCTGCAGGTACGGCTGCCTTCTTGAGCGCAAACTGCGCCTTTTCGCCCGCGCCCTCAAGTTGCTTGAACTCGGTGATTGCGCGCGACAGACCTTTGCCGTCAAACTCTGAGACAATAGGTATGACGACAGCCATTACATGCCTCGGTTGGTTTGTTGCATAACGTCGTCAATGATGCGCGCCACCTCTTGCTCGACTTGTTCTTTGTTGGCCTCGTACGCGGGCCACAGCACGCGCGACGCGCGACCCTTGCGCGCCTCCAACGCTCGAATCATGCGATCACCTGCCGCCGTTTCGCCGCCACCGTTACGCCCCGCAAGGTCGTACACGGTGTTCATCGCACCGCCCCACGCAATGCTGAACACGGCAAGGTTGGTCATGCGGCCGTTGTATTCGCGCGGCCTCTTGCCGCTGACCTTGGCTTTGACGTACTTGGCTGCGACCGCACCCGACCAAGGCAGCATCTTGCGGCCGGTCTTGGTAGTCCAACTGCGGTTGAACCCTGAGATTGGGGCGTCTCTTGGGATTGCGGCCTTGGCTGCGTCAATCACCGGCTTGCACACGCGCTGGAAGTCGCGCGTCAGCTCGCGACGAGCCTTTTTGTCAATGTCGTTGAGTTCGCGCAACGCTTCTTTTAGTCCGACGATGCTGACGTTCGTTGTTGGCGTGTCGCTCATCGTTTACCTTTTTCGCGTCGTTTCTCATCCAAGAGTAGTACCGTCGCAAGGTCTTGCACGTCGAATGTTACGTCGGCAGGCCACCAGCCGGTAGCGAGCAGGATTGCCGCTAGCTGCCGTCTGACGGTGCCTGTTCCGTAGGGTTTGCAGGTTCTAACGCCTCCGTCTCAATGGTTTGCACGGACTCCAGCCAGGTCTTGTAGTCGCGCGACTCGCGTTGCGACTTGTGCAGGCGGTGCCAGCACATGTAGCACATGTCGTTTATGCCCATGCCTGTCTGCAGGTCTTGCACGCGCCGCCCGGTCTCGCGTTCCCACGCCGCAAAGTCAGCAAGCGTGATTTCGATGTTGTCGGTGTGCGGTTTGCCTGCCGGCGTCAGGTACGTCGCCTTGAATGTCAGTTTCACGCTGCCCTCCTAGTCGGTCGCTGTTACGGTGTGACATCCTTGACGAGCGTGCCGCCGTTGAACACTGCCTCTACCTGCTGCAGCTCGCCCAGCTGCGCGTTGACCACGTCGAATGACGCCAGGTAACCGTTGGTCAACTGAAATTCTGGGTTGGTGGCGCTGATCGCTGACGACGTGGCTTTGACCGCGACGTACGTTGCAGCTGCACCCACGAGGCTGTTGAGCAGTGCGTACGTTGAGCTGGCGCTGTAATCCATGAGCAGCGTTAGCGTGATTGACGCATTGGTGAGGCCGCCGACGTAGGTGCGGTTTGTTTGACCGAATGCCGTTGACTCAAGCTGGTCTTGCGACGTATTGACGACTGCGCTGACGACTTGCACGGTGAGCGCTGTACCGGGCGAGCTGGTGCCGACTGAGACGACCGGGTTGCTCAAGACTGTGGTTGCCATGTTTAGTCCTTCCGTTTCCTGCGACCAACCTTAGTGGCTGCGTCTTTGACTTTGGTGACAACCGTTGGCGCGTGTTCCTCTACCGGCAGGCACTGCCCTGAGTTGATTAAGTACTCCACGTTTGTAGCGTCGTTGACCTCGATAACGTCGCCCTTCTTGGAGTTGTTGAGCTTGTCGGTGATTACCAGCAGGCGGGTCATGGCACAACCTTAGTTGACAGCGTTAGCTCGTAGGCAGCAAAGTCTTGCGAACCAATTTGTACGACGGTCGGCCTGCCCGATTGCAGACCCAGGTTGGCTGCGCGTATCAGGTCTGTCAGGTCAAGCAGTTTGTTCAGCGTGTTGCGGTCGCCCGGGCCGATTGCCATGATTTTTATGCTGAACTGCATCTCAGGCACGACGTTTGTATGCATCAGGAATGACGGCGCATCGATCAGCACGCACGGCGGGTTTATGTTGCGGGGGTCGCTGCTGGAGACGACCGGGAGGTTTGTAATCGCCCCCAGCAGCGAGATCAAATCGTTGTAGCCAGTCTCTAGTACGCCAGGCATCACGCAACCTGTGGTCGGTTGACGCCCAGCAGTCGCAACACCTCTACGAATGACCCGCCTATTGGCCCTGACGTCGCGAGCGGGTCGTACGCGGCGTACGACTCCGACGCGCTGCCACGCATGCGGTACAGGTAGCCGGCGTACATGACGCTGCCCAGTTTTACGTCGCTCGACGGCACGGTTGTCAGGCTGTCAAAGTAGCCGGCCTCTTGACGGCGACGCCAGGCGAACTGGTTGCCTGCGCCGACAGCGAGCGTCAGCAAATCAAAGTCAGACGACGGATTAGTAACCGTGAAGCCAAGCCAGTCCTCTACGTCAGCGACAGTGACCCAGCTGCACGTCGGCGTAAACGTCAGCGTCGCAGTCGCCGGCGCGCGGTCTTGATCTGCAGCCGTGACCGCAAACGCAATCTGGTTTTGTATGGGTACGTCGTAGTCGTACAGGTAGTCGCCGTCGTCGTCAACGCCGATGAACAGGTGCTGCGGTATCGCAGTCACCGTAAACGTGCCGTTGAGCGCCGTGAACGGTGACGCAAAGCCTGACAGCGTGATGCTGAGGCCGACCTCAACCTGTGTTGCGGTCAGCGTCTTGATGACGCCTACGTCGTCGGTGATCTGCGCCTGGGTGGTTGTGTAGGTCGCCATGCGACCTCCTTACCTTACGACCAGGTGAGGAATTGGAACTTCGTCGCGTCGAGCATCAGCGTCGCAAAGTAGCCGCGGAAGCTGATTTGTCGGCCCAAAACTTCGGGCTTGTCAATTGCGATGAGGCCGCGCTGGTTTTCGTAAATCTCGTAGCCAGCGAATTGACCGGCTGCGCAACCCACGATCATGCGGTTCGCGGTGAAGTTCTTGTCGACCACGAGCTGCAGGCCAAGCGGGTTGCCGTTCCAGTTGCTCGCGTTGTACGACGCATTCGATGCGTTGAACGGTGCGGCGCTGGGGAACAGCGGCCTGTCGCTGGTGTCTACGAGGCCGCCGAGTTTTGCCCACGTGTCTGCGCTGACGAACAGGTGCGTTGGCAGCACGTTGGTGCTTGCCGCGATTGCCTGTGCAGCGCCGTACAAATCCTCGAGCAGCGTTGCAGCTGTGCCGGCCCACGCGCCGTAGCTGGTTGAGTTTGCCAGCAGCTGGTCGGCTGCGTAGTTGTCGGTCGCGTCGGCGTACTGGCCCGCAAGGTCTTGCAGGATGATGTCGACAGCTGCCGGGTCAGTCCAGTCAACATCTTGCTCAGACACGAGCACCGTGCCGCCAAACGTCAGGCGGGTGACGATGTTGCTTGAAATCACCATTGTCGTCGACGACAGCGTTGCGAGTTCGCTCGCCTGTTGTGCAACCGACACGTGCGTGGTGATCTCTGGCCTGTTGAACGTCTTGCCAGACCCAAGCGGCATTGCTCGCGCGCCGATTGCCGACACGACAGGTCGCAAGTAGTTGATGTTGTTGTACACCGGGCCGACGACTGGCACAGGCAAGAGACCTGGCGTGTCGGTCGTGGCAATGTCGCCCGCTGCAGCGGCAATCGGGTTGTGTACTGCCTGGTGATCAGCGATCATGCGGTTGACTGCAGCAAACTTTTCGCCGCCTTGCACGTACGCAGAAATCCACTCGCTCATCGAGGGCAGGCGTGACGGTGCTTTGCGTGCTTCAGCCCAAATCGGCGCCTTCGGCGCTTCGGCTGGCTTCTCCTGTGGTGTGGTGTTGTCGGTCATGGTTGTGGTCTCCGTTTCCGTTGTGCTTACCTTAGCGGCTGCAATCGTGTCAATGGTGGCATCCGCAAACGCTGGTTCTGCGACGATCGACAGCTCACGCCAGTTCGCTTTTGACACGACCAGCACGCCTTCGTCGTTGTATTCCGCGTCAATCGGGTCAACGCCGATACTTACGCTGTCGAGCGCACCGTCTTTGATTAGCTCAATAACGTCGTCGCCGGCCTTCGTCGCGCTGATGCGTGCGGTGTAGCGCATCTCTTCTTCGTCGTCGTCGCGTGCGGTGACGACGCCGATGATCTTGTTGCCGTCGTGGTTCTCCAGCAGGCGCGGCGCCTTGCCGTCTGTTGGCAGGCTGCCTGGCAGGAACATTACCTTTTCGCCGCCTGTCACGGTCGCAACGGTGTTGTACGGCACCGCGACGCCCTGTATCGTGCGCGGCGCAGCTGCTTGTGTTTCGTCGTCGTGGTCGCCTTTGGCGAGTAGTTGCACTTTGCTGCTGGTGAGGTAGATCATGTCAACAGGTTACGTCAGCAAAGTATGTCGTTTGGTGGATTACTGGGCGATCGGGTAGCCGGGTGTTACTGACGTGCCAGAGCCAGCCGGCGCGGAGGGCAGCCCCGCATCGTCCGACTGGTCTGACACGCCGTTTTCCTTTAGGTAGGAGTCGACGTCCAGTTTGATGTAACGACCGCGCGGCGTCACGCTGTTAAGTGACAGCGTTTGCTCGATGCAATCGATGTACGGTTTTGCGCCGAATAGGTACAGGTCTTGTCGTGCCTGTTGCGCGTTTTGGTACGTCATGCCCGAACCTGCAGGTGCGCCGACAAGGTACGGCGGGATGTTTGCGATGCGCGCCAGCTCTAGCGCCTGGTACGTGCGTGCCGCAACAAGTTCTAGTTTGCTGGGGTCGATCGATGACTCGCGCCACTCGACGTACTCGTTCAGCGCAGCCACGCTCGCTGTGAGTCGCGCCTCCGACCACGCCGCCGCCAAGTCGGTCAGTTCCTGCCCGCTCATCGGTTCGCCGCCTGTCTGTTTCAGGTAGCCGGCTGGCACCTCCATTGTCGCAAACCGTTCTGCCGCCATGTCTAGGCGTGACGCAGTGTTGATCGCGCGATTGGGG